GGCGGACGTTGCTACGGAGGTCGCGCTTGCCGACACTGCGACACGAACTCGAAACGGACGACGAATAAAACAGATTGAAGATGTTGTAAACTCTACGGCGGAAAGAGTCATAGGGCTGTACGAAGAGTTCCTAGACCCCAACACCAAACTTCCTGTGCGGCTAACAGGCAGCAAAGAAGTATTGAAAGCGACTCGCGAGAGCCTAATGCTTCGCCCTGACCGGCATCCGGGTGAAGACCCCTTAGACTTTGACTACGATGCGCTGCCGTATTCTCCGACAGAGAATCACAAAATCATCCAGCTTCAAAAGTTTCAACAGTACCTTCCGTTATTGCTGGAAGCTCCTAACGTGAGCAAAGAAAAACTTGTCTTAAAACTTCTTGACCTGCTAGGCATGCAAGACTTGGCTGAAGACGCGCCCGCCGCGCCTCCACCAACTCCAGCACCAATGCCCGGACAAGCTCCGCCAATGATGCCCGGCGTTCCGCCGGATGCTGCGCAACCTCCGGGTGTTGACAGTGTGGTTACCGGGGGGTTACCTCCGGGTACAGAGGCACCGCCGCAAATCCCACTTCCAGCCGGTGGACCCGGCCTTCCCATTTCTTAGGAGAATCTCATGGCAGAGCGAGACGAAGAAGTCAAAGAAGAGTACGAAAAAGCGAAACCGTTTAGCCGTGCCGGGCGCATGCGCGCCGCAGGCGTTGCGATGGGCACTATCAAAAAGAAAGTCGATGACCAGCGCGCCGCTGCTAGACGACGGGCCGAAGAAGAGCGTAAGAAAAAGGTGGGCAAACAAAAGACGGGCCGCGAGGAACCGGGAGTCCAAGCGGATGCGGCTGTCCGGCCCCGCGAACCCAGGAAGGGTCAACAAGCAGGTCTACGCCCCCCACGCAAGGGCCAAACGCCAGCAAAGCGCGCCCCTGCGAAGGCTCAAACCGCGAGTGTGCGCGGCACCACCAGCAAAGAACAACGAGGAGCATCTCGGGAAGCGGCTGTTATGACGGGTGGAAGGGGAAAGCCAAAGCTCCCTGGTTTGCCTGGCAAGAAAAAATAGTGCGCATCCCTGTCAAAAAAATCCTCGATGTCGTAGGTTCAATCCTGCGCATCGTTGCCCCCTTAGTCCGCAAAAAGAAGCGGAAGGACTGAAGCAATGCCCGGCTACTCGATGGCGGAAACCGTCGCTAAAAAAACTATGCGTCTGACGCCCGAGCAGCGGGGGCTACTTCGCAAACATTCTGAACACCACAGCAAAAGCCACATTGACAAGATGACGCAGTTTATGCTGGACGGGAAAAGTTTTGAGCAGGCCCACAAGCTTGCTCAATCAGAAGTGGGTGATTGATGTACGGAGAGGCGCGCAAGAAGAAGGTTAAAAAGCTTTTGAAGAAAGGCAAAAAACCGAAGCAAGCTTACGCTATGGCAAAAAGCATGGAGCGGTCGGGCAAGCTTGGACCTCGCGGCGGTTACAACAGGGGGTAAGTTATGACAGATATGGATTCACAACTTCCCGCTGACTCTCTTTACCTAGAGCTTATGGGGGAAGGCATGAACCCCCCTTCTAACCGGATGTCCGATCTAATCAAGACTGTCGGCGAAAGGACGCCGCAGATTGATATGGGCGACGATCCTGTGCGGTTTGAGCGAGAAATGCTTTTGCCCCCCGAAGAACGGAAACAATACACCGAGGCCATGCGGGACCTTGAGTACGACTTTTCCCCAAACAAGCCGGTTCGCGCACCGGATGAGCCGTTTTCTGCGTTTAGCCAGAGGCTGATGCGTTACGCCGCCAACAAGTCACTGGCGCAAGGGAGTTAGCCATGCCTATGTATGATTTCAAGTGCCCCGATGGGTGCGGTTATTTTCACGACATCTTTGTTCCGCTCGCACAACATGGCAAAACGACTTGTCCCGAATGTGGTGCCCTGATGTCCACAGTCATTAGTGAGGTGGCTCTCATCGGGCCAATGCCTTCTAAGCCTTTGGTTGTGAAGCAGGTTGGCAAGACTTTCGAGAGTGGAGCCGAGTGGCGAGAGTACCAGCGCAAGAATCCTGATTGTCAGATTGTTTCGGCAGATTCATCTGAATGGAGAAACCATCGAGACAAGGTCGCCGCCAAAGCAGACGCCCGTGCTCGCAAAATGGGTTTCCGTGATTTTGAAGACCGAAAAAACCAGCGCAAAAAAGACAAGGCTAAACGCGACGGTAAGGTTGACAAGCAAATCTACGTTCACTAAAGACATTTTGAGGTGCCTATGCCCGCCATGCAAGATCTACTCTCCAAACTCCAAGAGTCTCCTCCTCAAACCGAGCAGGAGCTTAACCAGCTTTTAGACGACACTGGTTACGATCTGGTCATGAAACAGCCGGGCATGAGTGAAGATTATGGTGAAGAGGCCCCGGAAGACATGGGGCCAGAAGACATGGGCGATGAGGATATGGACGCGCCGGAAGAGGACGCTGACGAACTCATGAATCTCATGGAAACCCTTTCTCCCCCCGGAATGGGACCGCCTGGTCCCGGCGATAATCCTCGCATGAAGGTTCGCCGGATGACAATGGTGGCGGCGAGAAAGGCTTTACCAAAGGATGAAGAAGGGGAGGATTAATGAGCGAAGAAGATTTTGAGGCGGGGGCAGTTGCCCCTGTATCCGAGGCAGTTGACGCTTCTGTTGATGCGGCCCCGGTTGATGCTGCTTCAGAGGAAGCTCCTGCCGCTTTGGAGTCCTCCCTCTCCGCCGACACAGATCAAGAGGATCCTGCCCCCGTCTCTTTCCCCTCCGCCGATGATTTTGGTTGGGATGATTGGGATGGAGCGCATGACGCACTGCCCGAAGAAGTTCGCGGCTGGGGCCAACGTGTGCATGACTACCATTCTACTCGCCACAAGGCGGAACTGGCTCGCCAAAAGCAGGAGCTAGACGACCACCACAATCTGTACGAAGCGTTGATTTCTGGCCGGGAAGACCCTCGCGTTGCACAGTTCCAAGGGCAGCTTAAAGATTGGGAGCACAAGCACAGTCTTCTTGAGGCAAAATACCAGACGCTTCACGATGACAACTCACGTTTTATGGAGAGCATCAACAAGTCTATTGAAGAAGAGGCCGAGCGTTATGCTGCGGCTTTCCAGGAGTCCAATCCTGACATCTTCAATAACGAGGCGCTCTCCGATAAGTTTGCGGACCTGCTCGAAGAGGGCTGGGGTCTTGAGTCAGCAGCAGAAGCCTCGCGCCTACCTGAAGCTGCACTCAAGGTTGCACAAGACGCAAAGGCTGATGGTGTTCCTGACTCGTATGCGCTCAAGCTTGCGCGTGGTACGAAGATGAAAACTCCCCAGCCGCGTCCGGGCGCTAGGATTACGTCGGGGGCCACAACCCCTAGCCGCTCACCTGAGCAGGTTGAAACGACGGATACTGGGGCAATGTCTTTGAAGGACTGGAGAAAACATGTTGCGCGTAATGCACTGAACAAAAGTAAAAGGAGAGCCTAATGGCTATTTCACCAGACGTTCTGGCGACGGCGCTCAATGAGTTGATGCCGTCCTATAGTGAAATGTTCGTCAAGTTCCATCCCCTGATGGAAAAAATCTTGATGAATGGAAACATGACCCGTGATGCACTCAAGGGTCCAAAGCGAGAGTTCGCTGTCGTTACTGACGGTCCCGGTACTGTGACGCAAGTCAACACCGGTTCTGAAGTGATTGCAGGTGGCCGGTCGCAAAACGCACATCGAGGAAACGTGGTTGCACCTCGTCTCATCTATGCGTTTGACGTTCCTGGCAAGGACTTGGCTGAAGCCAACGGCGAGATGGACCTCGCACGAATCCTTCAGCACTACCCAGAGTTGGCGCTGTCTGACTTCCATGAGCGGATCTCGAATCAGCTTGGAACAGGTAACGGCAATCAGGTTGGCGGCTTTGTTACATTGAATGGTAACGCCACTTTCAACCCTGACGGAACGGCTCGCCAAGGCGTGCTGCAACTGTCGGCATCTTCCACCAACACGGTTCACGGCCTGCCTTGTGCTGGCGCAGCCGCTGGTGCGATCAACGGCTGGAACAACCAGTACCAAGACATCAGTTCGTTTGCTGTCAACGGTCGTAGCCAAATGCGTAAGGCTTACTTCGCTGCTTCTCGTCAAGGCAAGACCTCTGGTCCTGTTGACTTGATGATTGGTGACGAGGCTTCTTACCTCAACTACATCGACGACTTGGACGATCAAGTCCGCGTGGTCAAGGTTGAGGGCGACAAGGCTCCGCCTCTGGTACGTCAAGGCGTCAAGTTCCTCGACGCTGACTTCTTCCTCGACGACTCGATCGACGTGGCTCACGCTAACTTCGCAGGTACTGCGGCAGCAGATGGTATCATCTACGGCCTCAAGACCGCGACTTGGCACTTGTTCACTCTTGGCCATGATGCGGCCCGCGAAACGAAGGGCGACTTTGCTCTCCGTGGACCGTTCCGAATCCCTGACCAAGACATCTTCCGCTACGAGTTGGTGCTCATGATGGGCCTCCATACCACGCAGCTTCGTTCTAACTTCGTCGTCACCGGCGCAGGCACCCCATAAGGAGGATCTCATGGGTTTTACAGCATCTGGTATCACCAAAGATACCGTTACTACTACACAGCAGGCACCGCTAGGCTTCGTCCTTACAGTGGAAGACCAAACCCTAGATGCCAACGGCAACATTGCCGGTCACGGCATGCAGGAGTGGGTCTACGTCTTTAACGATGATGCCGCTTCGTTTACGGAAGGCACCGCCGTGTACCGAGATCCAAGCGCGACGACCTACGACTGGTATGGCGGCCTTTTGACCACCGCAGCCGTTGCTCTTCCGTATGTGATTGGCATTGCTCAACACACGATCGCTGCTGGTTCGTATGGCTTCATCCTCAAACAGGGTGTAGGCTCGATCCTCGCAGGGTCGGCGGGCTTGGCGGCTGATTCGGCGTTCACTGGTGGAGGCAGCGCGGCTGGCACAGTTTTGGCTGTCGTCAACAACGCAGACGCCACAGTAGACACAAACAAAGCTGTTCTTGGTCACGCAGGCACCGTTATCGGCGCGAGTGCCATTGGCACTGCGTTCATCCGCTGTGCTGGCTAGTAGATGAATCTCAAAGAGATT